GCATCTGTAAATCAGAAAGCAGATAATAATTGTCTGAATGAACAAATCGGGCTAGACCCGCGTGTTGCTCATTTTGCGTGAAGTCATTCAGTTCTGTCCATACAATCTTGTTGTGTGAACAAATAAGTAGTCGATGGTCAGCGGCATCAGCCTTGTTTGTATAGAACGAGTAGTTTGCGGCACAGCACTTAATACCAGCCTTATCAGCACTAGCTCTAAGCCTGTCAGCGATGATGTTATCAATACCCGCGTCTACACCATCAGACCTGAACAGACTAACATAGAATCTAGTTCCGAATGCTTGAGCATACTCGCTGAGTAGATTATCTACTTTAGTGTCCGCATCTGCTCGCAAGAAGTAATCTTCATACAAATGCGGAGTCTTACTGAGGTAAGCAATCTTCTTATCTAGGATAGCATGACACAGCGTACTGTCAGGTTCGCCGGACAAAACTATGAGATATTTCGTCTGCTTTAGTCTTTCAAATGAAACTCCAACCGGCTTGTTCTGATGAGATTCCGTAGACAGAGCAATAAGCTCTCTCCATCCATCTTCATTTTGAGCTAGACATGTTACATAACCATCATGGTCACTAATGAATAGCTTAGTACCTAGAATAGCCTTAATCTTTTTCTTGGCACAAGATTGAACAAAGTCTACCGCCCCTGAGACCGTATCGAAGTCCGTTAGAGCGATAGACTGAATTCCGAGTTGTTGAGCTACATCCGCTAACTCCGCAGGCTTTGAGAACCCACGGAGTAGGGAGTAGTGAGTATGCGTACTGATTGCTGAATACATTCTAACTTTCGTTTTGTTTTGATACTATTTTGCAAAGTTCAATAAATTCTGAATCTGACATGTCATTTTTCATACTATTGATTCTTTTAGTTACCCATTGAACATTGCCTTCAATGTATCCTTTGGATGAATCTATTCGGTCAAGAGACGCATTAAAGCTACTGTCTGAATAGTGTGACGCAAAGGTTAATGGTACTTGCGTGAATTTACATCTAGCATTCTGCTTCAATAGTAAATCTTGTAGATACTCTAAAGACAATGCAAATTCTATATTTCTGTGTTTAGCTTTATTTCTTACTGAGGATATAAAGGTTTTTGTCAGTTTGCCTGACACTGGTGGTTTTATACAACCGCAACTCTTTTTGATGCCAGAAATAATAATACACGGTCTGACATGTATTGTAGCTCCGCATTCACATGAGCATATATATAGAAACTTACCTTTATGTTGACGTATTTCTTTGACCGTTAATTTTTCATTAACATAGCCTATATATTTGTAGTATTTATGTAAGTTATACTCTTTTGCTCGTAGTGCTACCAAAGAATAGGTACAATTAAACTTACTTGCTATTTCCTTGTAAGTTAATCCAGCGTCAATCTCCGCTGCTAATTCTTCTTGGCTAAATGCTTTTTGTCGAGTCATGTGTTTCTCCTAGTAAAAATTGCTTTCTACTATTAGTACACATTTTTGTTTGAATTTGGATATATTATGACCCAGGACTCTGATATTGACCAAACTCGAAGTCTGGATTCTTATACTTTTCAATTACTGCGTCCATGCCGATATTAGCAATCTCTTGCTGAATGAAACGACATTGATTCTTTGAAGTACCCGGCCATAGTTCTTTGTAATAGGAACATAGCTTGGTACACTTGAAGTCTGTTTGATTAGGACTACATAGAGATGGCTTCTGGTTAGCTTTTACTTCCTCGAAGTGTTCTCTTAGCTTCTCTTCTACCAGAGCAATGTCTGATGGTCCGAATGACATGGTGTATGGTCCACCATCTCGGATGAAGAAGATTGTCAGTAGAATGTTCTTGTATTCCGGAAACAATCGACTCACGGCGTAGTAGTACATCATTAGCTGCACATCCTTGCAGAGTGCGGCGTATGTCTTTTCTTCACCAGTTGCCCAATTGAGTCGCTGCCCGGTTTTCCAGTCTACTATTTCTAATGTATCCGGCGAAAGCTCAGTAATCAAGTCAACTGTGCCTTTTATCGCAAATTGACCTTTTAGGTTTTCTTGACCGTTAATTTTGAAATCATACTGTGCCCAATCATACTCGATTGGTAAATCAAAGTGTTGTTCTGGACACTTTATAGTCCGCAACCTTGGGTCGAACATTCCATCTTTGTAATCGAGAGCCATCCAAGTCCAGTTCGTGCAGTCTCGGTAGTTAGCTCGCGTCCACGGTTCCACGCACTTAGCAGCGTAGTAATCACATGAACGTCTGACCAAATCCGTTACGAGTTTAACACCTTTTCTGGTATGACCATACTTGATAGATGCATCTGTCTTATAGATAGACTTAGCGATTCTCGATGTATTGACTTCATCAACTTCTACATCGGTTAAGTTATGTTGCGTAACAAAATCATCAATGTCATATTCAACACCATCAAGATTCAGTACCGAAGCACCTTCTTGAATTTGCTGTTTTGCAATTGCCAACCATTCTAGTACCTTATGAACTGCGGAGCCTTGGTCCGCTTTCTTGTTACTTGGTTTGAACATACCAAGATTGTATGTCATAAAATACTGCTGTTCGCAGAACGAATAGTTGTTCAAAGAAGAACTTCTAGTGTACGTTATAATCACTTATAGCCATCCCCACTCTTTCACCTGTGCAAGTACAATTTGGTTTTTTTCTTGAAGAGTACATACTCTGTTATCTACTACAAAATCAAAGATAGACTTGTCGATATTATCAAATTCGGTTTCGGTATGATGCTTGTCTTCATCAATCTGTCGTGTATGATAGATGACCTTACCACCGCAAGCCTTGATGGTTTCTACTTCTGTAACTCGTCGCACATCAGCGACAATAGCAAAAGGACATTGCTCTAGGAGGATACGTTGCATCAAAGACTTCGTGAAGCATCCATCATCTAGATATCGGCATACATCTGCGAAGTGCTGAATGAATTGACGGGCGGTTAGTTGCTCATCTTTATTCACGCCGGTTGGCCTAACAGCCTTCGGCAGAACATCCAACATCTTCTTCCATGTATGGTCTGTGAGCGAGTTCTTCTCATCATTTGTGCCGTACATAGACTCGTATGGTAGACCGTATAGATTGATACCAATCCACTTTAGCGTATCTGCGAAGTGGTAAATCTTGGCATGAGGCCAGATTTGTTCTTGCAGATAGTACATGAATGCCGGGTCAGCCCGGTCTAGGTCAAAGACACCCATTCCCTGTTCTACTTTCCCATCGTCTAGGCGAGTGGCATAGTTGACCAGCAAATTACCGTCAGCATCCATATCAATCTTATCGATAACATCCGCCTGCCTCAATGCAGAACCAAGGATGATTTTCGCGGAACTGTCCTTGCCGGAACCTTTTCTACCAGCTAGACCTAGAATTCTCATACTGCGTCTCCAAAAAACTTATGAATTTCTTCTGCTTTTAATTCGCCAATATCGTGAGTAGGATAATCTACAACATGAACATTATAGTAGTTCTGTAGCTTCTCACTAATACGACCGACTCCGGTTCGTCCACTATCATCATTGTCTAAAGCAAGGAAAATATCTGTCAATCCTAATTGCTCTAGCAGATTGAAGTGCATATCTGTAAGCTGGCACCCGAATAGACCAACTACGTTTTTAATACCAGATTCATATAGCTTCCAGACATCGCCCGGACCTTCTACAAGAATCAGTTTTTGTTTCGCTGTTGCTACGCTTGCGGCATTCCACAGATTGTACAGGACTTGTCCTGATTTAAGTGTATTGCTGTGACGCCATTTAGTACAGTTCTTTTCTTCGTATCGTCCAGACGGACACATGCTATTTGGGTCATGGTAGAAGCCACACATTGGACATTCTTCATAAACTGAACGTCCAGTACAGCCAACCATGTATTTGCCGGACATATCATAGACCGGCACAACCACACGCATATACATTTCCTTCTTGCTATTATAGCAAGTATCAACGTCAAAATCAGTCATAGTCTGTGGTAAGTAGCCACGTTTTACAAAGTATCCAAAATCACCGGCAAGTCTGCTACGAACATAGTCGCGAGTGATATTGGTTGGTACTTCGGGAAGGTCATTGATTACCTTAGATGCCGCATATATGAATGTTTTCCGTTCAATATTCTCAGCAGAGATACGCTCACACTTGGAACCAGTAATCTGCTCCACAAATGCGAGAGTATCTTCGCGAGAGGCTTCATTACCATTATGCTTGCCAAGTAGATACTTAACAAGATTAAATGCACCAGAGCCAATATCATCCTCACAATGATGAGTCCAACAACGGAAGTTGCCGAAACTCTTCTTTCCACTCGTATAGAGAGTCAATGATTCCGGCCTAGATGATTGGTGGACCGGGCATGAGCAAGCGATACGGTTTGGATATGTGATATAGTCAATGTTGAAGTAGTTGAGCACCGTATCAATATTAAGTGCTAACAACTGATTGACTTGGTAGTAATCAATCTGTGCGGTACTTTGAGTCCCCGAAGTCGAATCGGTCAAAGTCGTCATCGTCAAAATTAACCTCGCCGTCTTCTTCACCTTCAACAACGGCTATACCGTCATTCTTTTGTTCATTACTTCTCGTGCCAAGTTCCTCGATAATACACTTATCTTTGTCTGCTTTGAAGTTAATCCAGTCGTTATCATCTAGACCCGGCCCGAATCTTTGTTCTGGCGTAACTACTAGTTTCATGTTACCATTGGTCGGCCCACTAGCTAAAATCTCCTGCGAATCCTTACGCTGTAGGAACGACACAGACGAACAGAGCCAAGTTAGACGGTCAGACTGAGATACTTTACCCTCTTGGTTCAACTGAACGTATGCGGCACAAGCAGCACCGTACTTGTTACAAAAATTAGTTAGTTCTTGAATTTGAAATCCGAGAGCCTGATATTCTTGCATTTCTTTGAGTACGTTTGCATCCATTAGCTTAAAATAGTCGTAGATAACTAAGCAGTCGTTCGCTACGTTGCCATTCATACCAACATCTCGCATAATCCACCTGCGAACGATAGATATGATTTCGTCGAATGGTTTTCCTGCTACCTTGTGGTATTCAAGTCTCTTTCCTTGATACTTGTTCTTTAGACTAAATACCTGAGACTTCAAGAAGTCATTTTTACTGAATTCTCCACGTTCGATAGCCTTCGTATGAATATTAGACAACGATGCAATCAAACGATTCATCGTATCTTCCTTCGACATTTCAGTATCAAGATACAAAACTGGGATGTTCAATTTGCACTGATGAATAGCATCATTGATAGCAAAAGATGATTTGCCTACTTTCGGTCTAGCCCCGATGAGATAGACATAACCCTTACGTCGTCCACCGCCGATAGCTTCATTGTAAATAGGCCACGGAGACGGAATACCGATATTGGTTAGCTTCGCTTCCGCAAGTAGGTCGATGTGATGTGGGAGCAGTTCCATCAAGTTTACGGTCTTGTCATCATCTGAGTCCCCAAGTCTTGCCGTGAAGTCAAAGACTGGTTTCTCCAAAAGAGCCAAGATAGAATCTAGTGATTCAGCACCCGTGATACCATTCAGTTTACTTTGGATTTCGCGGCAGATGTTCTGCATATCGCGAGTTACTGAAAGCTTCTTAATGATTACCGCATTACGCTTTGCATTATCAGCGGTAACATTGAAGTTGAATAGAGACTTGATGTAATCGAGTCGGTTCTTATCTGCTACAACCTCGGTATGACCCATCATCGTTGCTTTCGCAATGATAGACGGCATGTCTACCCTGTCTGTATCCTGTAGAATATCCTTGATTACCGAGAAGAAGATTTGATTGTCGTTACTTGTAAAGCAGTTGACATCTACGATTTCATTGATATCAGATAAAAGGTTCTGGTTCATCTGGCAGAGACCAGCTAAAACTGCTCGTTCTGCGGCCACGTTGACAAGTCCCTTAAATGCTTTTTTCGCCATTTCCGTCATTAGAATTCCATTTTATGTGTATTATTAGTAGAAGGTTAATATTTTTCTGAAATTATCAAGGGGTTAACATGACACAGAAGAGAGGATTCAAGGATGATATCATTAGACTAAGGTCAGAGGGCAAGTCATTTAATGAAATAGCGTCAACTCTAGGGTGCTCTAAAACCATAGTATCCTACCACCTTAATGATAAAACTCAACGCAGAATGAAAAACCAAATTAACTCTGTACATCCATTTCAGACTAAGCTGTATAGATTTAACCGAACGGACGGCGGACCCAAGAATATTGCATACGAACGTAAACGCAAGAAAACAGTTAACGATAGACTATTAGCCAAAATTCAAACATTCCATAGACAAGGCGGAGCAGGTACAATGTGCGACAAGAAATCATTCACTGTACAAGATATTATCAATAGATTCGGCGAGAATCCAAAATGCTATCTTACCGGAGTAGACATCAATATCTATGATACTCACACCTATGAATTTGACCATATTATTCCGCGTTCTCGCGGTGGTCAAAATACACTAGACAATCTTGGTATTGCCAGCAAAAAGGCAAATCAGTCTAAGAACAACATGACTCCAGACGAACTACTCAATTTATGCAAGATGATTTTAGAAAACAATGGTTATGTCGTAACTAAATAAATGGTTCATCATAGTCAAGTGAAAATGTATTATCTCCGTATTCACTAGCCCTTTGAAGGTCTTCTGCTGTTGGGTTTGGACAGTCATTACAATAGATTTCCTTCACTGACGATACGAATGATTTTCCGCAACACTCACAGTTTCCACTATGTGGTCTGAATGGTTTCGGTGGTTTTGATTTACGAACGAATGGTGTTTCAGGCTTGTCATTGACGGCATCCATGTCAATAAACCTGTTTTCTCGCTTCTTAACCTCAAATGGTACTACGCGAGCCTGCTCAATTTGAGGTATCTTACCTTGAGTTGCATCGGTCACAGCGATATCCTCCATTAGTTACATAAGATGGATTTACTGCATATCTACGACCACACGCATTGCATACTACATTGACTGGCTCATATGCTTTTGGTGGACGAGATGCACGTTGAGCAGTTCTGTTTTGCTCATCTAGCTCGCGGTCTCTGCGGGAGTATTCAGGAGTGGATTCCGTGCGGTCATCACCCCATAGATTTACTCGTCTCTTTACTTGGAACGGCTCAACTCTCGTCTCTTGTTCTCCAGCCTTACTACCTGAGAATCTATCATCTCCATCAAGGGTGATGTCATCATCCAAATGGTAGTCCATAGAGCGTCTACGTCGTGGAGCAACGAATCTATCTTCCTCAAACTGTCTGCCGGTCTGTACTTCTACTTTGTCAGAAGTGAGAGCGTTATAGCCTTCTGCTATTAGAGCAATATTATCTGTTAAGATACCTTGCTTGATTTTTTGTAATGGCGTCATTAGTCTTTTCTCCGAATCCTAGCCAGCCTGCCGAATGCGTCTGATACATGCTGAATTGACTGAGCTAGATACGATAAACTGTCGATTGTTACTTGAGCGTCCTTAATGATATCATATAGTTTAGTAGCGAATACATTTTTTCGTACTGTGATATCTCTACGGACCTCGTATTTTGTGTACTGGTCGAAATCGTCGTAATGCTTTGCTACGATTAGACCTAAGTTGCGGTCGGCCCAATTTTTGATGGTGTTCGCGGTATTAGTTTGTCGCTGAATAGTAAAGGCATAAGATGCTAACTTGATTTCAGCTTGACTTAGTTCTTCTGGTGTCAGTCGCGAAATTTCATCCTCGGTCATATTTACATAATCCGGTACGCTAGTATCAACCTTGATGAGATTCATATTGAAGATGGCGTACTGATTCTCAATCTTATCGACAATCTTCTGTAGCTCATCTTCTACATAATTAGCTGTCTTGTTGCTTGAATCGTTCTCGCCATTGCTCATCTGTTTCTCCAAACGGTAATTCAATCAGTGTGATGTTATTCAGTTCGCACCAGTCCATCTTGATTCTATCTCTCTTCTTCGAGTTCAAGAATCCTTGTCTGTCACCGTGTAGAAACTGATGGTATGTGTAATGTTGCTCACCATGAACTTCGACAATGATTCTTTGTGCTGGAATCAAGAAGTCAGCGAAGAGAGTGCCGAATTCCGTCTTGGAACCCGGCAGCGTTACCTCTTCAAAAATCAAGTCACATGGAAATAACTCTTTGAGTAGTTGTCTTGCTCTTTTGTGATAAGAAGAACGCTTCTTTGCGTCATCATTAAAGACTCTGTACGCTGAAGCTTGTATGTTATATGTTCTTCCGTCGAACCCTATGCATTTCATATAGTACCGTAGATGAATGTTTCTAGAGATTTTGTCATTAGTGTATTTGCTTCTTGGTCATTAGCCAAACCTTCGTACAACTTTTCTTCACCCTGATACTTCAATAGAGTTCCATCTGCTTTTGTCATGGAGAACCATGCTCCAGCTTTATTGATGATACCGAAGTCTACAGCCATCATAATCGCTTCTTTGAGACGGTCTAGGCCAGCACCGAAGCGTAGATATGACTTGACTTCTCCGGTAGAAGCACTGTTAGCAGACTTGATGACTTCCCAATCGATAATCTGACCGACTTGGGTTTCTTTATTCATCCACTTCTCTGGCTTGCCCTTAGTAAGCAATTTGATATCTAGATGATACTTAATCTTCTCACCACCGTCTGTTAGCCATTTTTCTCCATAACCTGATGTATTTGTAATCAAGTGCTGAATCAAGACTGTTGTTACATTCATAACTTTAATTGGAGAAGCGATTTTCTTACACCAGTGAGACATGAGCTTCGGTTGTGTGGTACGCAATGAGCCGGAAGTATCCTTCACTAGTTCATCAGTCGGACATAAAGCAGAAGAAGAGTCTAGGACTAGAATCGCACCTTCGTTGTCTGGGTCTTTGATTAGTTGTTCCGCGATATCTAGGAAGTCTTCGGCGGATAGAATCCGTTCTTTAGTAGACCTGATGAAGTGAATATCATCTGGTGTTAGACCGGCAATACCACGGACGTTCATTGCCTTAATACGGTGTTCAACATCAAGATAGAATATCTTTCGCTTCGCTCCGTTTACGTTATATTGCGGTTCAATGGCTCTAGCAGCAATCTGTAGGGCGGTGCTAGACTTGCCACATCCCGGTGGTCCTGTAAGACTTACTAGACTTCCCTCCGGGATACCACCACCTAAAGCGAAATCAATAGATGGGCTTATCTTTAGAACTTCTCGCTTCTCATTAAGTAGGCCGGTTCCTGTATTGAGAATATTACCATACTTACTTAGAATCTTCTTAATCGAATCACTCATTTATTCCAATTGCCTCAATTTGTCTTTTGTTGTGCTTTTACGTTCCGTTACCGGTACAGCTTCAACATTAGACTTATCGACTTCAATTGGTTTGATTTGTGCTAGTACCTTTTGGGTATGTTCTACCCGCAATGCTTCTTTTTTCGCAAGTTCAATGAGACCACGGTATGATAGAGAGTAAATCCAATTACCATCTTTAGACAACAAAACCGCCGAAACTATACTCCACTCAAAAAGCTTGAGTATAGAATGGGCGGCTATAAGCTGTTTGCGATACTCGGTACGCCAGCCGGTCTCATTCCAGTATTTTCCAGATAGAATCTGATTTCTTTTTTTGGCCTGACGAGAGAGTACGAGTTCTGCTAGATAGTGGGCTGGCTTGCAGGTGTGACCGCTGATAATCGAGACGGGTTCCATATGATTGCATCCTCACACCCAGCGACCTCGCGGGGTTCTGTAGTTTCCAACACGATTTCCGGCACCTGCCACACCTGTACGTTAATTATACCTTCGGCGAGCGGGCCAGTCAAGTAGCGATGAGTAGTAATACGACGTTCACGGAACGAAGCTAATACACCCTTCCTAAAGAAATAACCATTGTGTCCTTCTGGACAAGCCTCTGTATGACTTCAAAACCTAATGAACATTTGCTGGACATACAACTTATTAACTTCACAGAAGACTTTCAGTCTCTTCCATGCACTACGTTCATCATATCCGGGTCTATCATCATCTTCGTAGACAAGACGACCATCTGAAAGTTTTGCAATCCAAATGGTCGAATCCTTGTCCGCAATGAAGTCATCAACTTCAAAACTTACCACATTAGTCTCCGAGTGGTTTGTGGATACAGTCTACATACTTGCCATTTAGGCGGGTAGGACGAGTTGTATCAGATACCTGAGACGCGGTTGGAGTCATCACAGCGATACCACCACGAGGTCTACCATTGCGACCGTCAGTACGACGACCCATCTGCTTCATCATGT